TACTCTTTTCCATTATCATTATTGTTACAAATCTTAGCAAAATCGGTCAGTTTTCTAAAGTTTGAAGACATTAAAATTAAATCTTTTTCTTTTTCCATTACATGTAGATTAAACGTAATTTTTTCTGCTGGTTTCCACTTAAAAAATGAAAAATTAATACCGGTTAAAATAGGTATATCGTTGGGTATTATAAAAAGTTCTTCGTCTTTTTCTAATTCTTTAAAATCAACAATTTTATCAGAAAATTTTACCAATGTAATTTTACATTCCGATTTGATTAAATTTGATATCATAAAGCCTGCTTCTGATATACGTTCTTCAAATGGGTGATAATTGATTTTGTTTCCAGAAATTAAAAAAGAATCGTATATTACAATGTCATTTGTTTTATGTGAAAAAGAAACTTCAAATATACTACCACAGTAATATTCGTCCATTGTTTCCAGTTTTATACTGTAAACACTTAGATCTTTAAAAATTAACACCGCTGTGTTGTTACCGGATACATCTTTAAACAAAAATAGAACAGATCTTTTTGTACTAACAGTGTTCTTAATGTAATATAGATACCTAAAATTAAAAAGTTTAAAAAGATGTTTTTTTTCTATATTTATCGAGTTTTGTGCTGGAAAGTATAATTCGTGCTTTCCTGTCCAATGATTATTCAATAAAAAAATAATCTGTTTCTTAAAGTTTTCATCTATAATCTCAGTTATCATATTATAACTTATTTAAGTAATAATTGTATTCCTTTAAATAAATTTAAAGATACTGTTGTTTTATAGTAATATTGCATGTCTTTCAATGGTAAAGAAACGGCTCTTATTAATTTTTTAATAGCGTTTTACAAAAATAAAATAGACTTATTTAGTGACATAATTTATCAAAAAACGCCTCTTTCGCTCAGACTTCTAGACTGGTTAGTAACAAATTATTCTAAAAAATATAATATAGTATATCCTTTACAGTCTAATTCAGACACGTTTTATTTCAATATATATCTTGATTATAAAAATCAATTAAAGGCTTATTCAAAAAAATTTTTTGATCCTTTTTGTAGGCAAAAAAGACTCATTATAGACATTAATACTTTTAAATGGAAACCTTATACAGCAGAAGAGATCATTACAACAAAAGATATTGTTACAACTGTTGGTCAATTGAATTTTTTTAGATGGTTTATAGAAAATAAAGTTATCGATTATGCTTTAAATAATATAGAATTGATAGATGTTGATATGATGACAACTAATAATGCGAAAAAAAAGGGAAAACGAACTGTATTGTCTCCAAGTGCTGTAAAGGGAATATATACTAATAATTATGACATCACCATTAGATTTAAACCATAAATTTTTGTTGTAATGTAATGTAATGTAATGTAATATAAATGTAATGTAATATAAAAGTATAATGTATAAAATATTACATCATGACGGATAAAAATCCTCTAAGAATCTGGTTTTTTTCTACGGGAAAAAACGTTAAAGATGTAAATAATCGACCAGTAACTCATTATATGTTAGACGGTGGAAAATTAGACTTGACAGATAATTATGAATTGTTTCAGGAATTGTATGTCAAAAACATTAAATTTAAAAACTGTATAGTTGAAAAAAAGACGGATATTTTTAGATTTTTTATAGATTTTGACGTTCTTTCTTCCAATATTATAGATATAAATCCTTATGCAATATGTGTACAAAATGTAATGGAAAATATTTATAAAAACTCTAAATTAAAATGTATAATTACAAAAGCAGATAATCCAAAAGAAGTTAAAAAAGAAGATAAAATTTTTATTAAACAAGGCTATCATTTTAATTGGCCTGACATTTTGGTAGATAAAAAATTAGCTCTTAGAATTAGAGAAAATATATTGATTACCATTAATACTCTTTTTGGAAAACCAGAAACTTTTTTTGATAATTGGAATAAGATAATAGATAAATGTGTATATGACAAAAATGGTCTTAGACTCGTTGGATCTGATAAATGTACATACTCTGACGGTATTTATACATATGAAAACCGTGTTTATAATTATAATATGACATATATAGGTAATAAAAAATCGGAATTGTGTGATGAGATATATACTGATTTACTAAGAGTTGTACAAGATACCAGCATCAGATCTTTTGCGAAAGAAGTAACCGAATTTTATGACTTACCAGAATATGAAGAAACATCTGAAGACGTTGAAATTAATAGTAATTTTAATTCATTAACGTGTGAAAATTTTGAAAAAATAAATATATTAAAATTTTTCAAAAATCACGTCGAAGGATACCGCATAGAAGACATTACCGGAGTAGTAAAGTCAACTACGATACCGCTCTATCTTATTAATACAAAATCTAAGTATTGTCAAAATAAATGTGGATATCATACAAATAATCATATTTATTTTAAATTAACCCCTACTGGAATTTGCCAGATGTGTATGTCAGAAAATGATGGAAAACCGGACGATGACGGAAATGTTATTAACTGTAAAAAATTTGAAAGTAAACGTATTCCAGTAACTCAAGATCTTAAAACTTCTCTTAAATGGGGTGTTAAGAAAGATGAAAGTATTTCTGATAGAAATGTTAATCTTGTGTCTATGATGATGGATAAAATAAGCGACAATTTATCTCATAAAAAAGATCTCGCCGGACCTGCTAAAAAACCCACTAAATCGAAAAAAAAGAAGTAAATATTATTAATACAATGCTCAATATTAATCCTAGAATAGTTTTTCCCAAAAACCCAGGTGTACCATTCAACATTAACATCGGTAAATTGTTTCCTAAAAACTGATAAAACTGTTCAGAATTAATTACAAGATATACCAGTGTAATAAACATCGATAATTTAATATTTTTATCTGTGTATAATTTTTGATACAGAGATAATTTTATATTTTCGGTTTCGGTATTATTTTTTTCCGACTTCTCAAGTATTGACACTGTTTCTTCTTTATGCGAGGGGGTAATATTCTCTATAATGGGTTCTTTTTTCTCAGACATTAGATCTTTTACAGAACACTCGAACTCTGACATTTAATTAAAATATGTGTATTATTTTTAAATTGCAAATGAAAACGAAATTTACGATTTAATTTTAAAAAATAAAATAATTCTATATAATAAATAATGGGCATTAGTAACGTAGCCGTTAAAACCTTTGATTCTACCGGTTCACAATCTTTATGCAGAACTAACGAGTACAAGGGCGACGAAGAAGTAAAATCGTCGTTTATTTCTAAGTGTAATAAATTGTACATCTCCGGAACAGGAGAAACTGTGATCCCGGGAACTCTACGCTCTTTTCCAACTACCAAATCGACCGATCTATTCTATATCAATTCCGACACCGATTCAATATCGGATATGACTCTTAATGTTGAATTTAAACTTAAAAGACCGTCTAGTACTGGGCCATGGAACGCGAACGTTTCAAAAGATATTATACTCGGACTCATTAATAAGGTTGAAATTAAAGTTGGTAGTTTAACAGTGCAATCCTTAACTGCCGACGACATATACATCAGAAATTTAACTGAACTTGGTCAGGCGTTTACGTTCAGTGCGCCTTTTGAAAATTCACAGATGGCAGGTGGCTACCCGCGCAACCAACCACTTGGTAACAGAAACGTATGGAAATACAGTGCCGCCCAGGATGATGTTATCGTAATTCAAGCCGCTTGCTCTATACCTTTTATAGGTAGAAGTAATGATATGACTCGTTCTTTGCTACAGGCTGGATCCTTAACAAACGCTGTAACTGTAAAGGTTTATTATAACAATATTTATACTGATAATGCCGTTACGGGTGGATCACACTATCAGATTCTTTCTGCGGGAGATGGCGACGGCAGCTCCGGCACTACCGGAAATTTCTTAGACAAGACTTATTTCAAAAGTCATGTTAAAGTCAGAACCCATATTATTACCGAAACCGAAAAGAACTTTATATCAAAGAATGTAATTAATAAAGTTTTAAATACGTCGTCTAATGTTACAAAAGAAATACCCAAACAAGCTATCACTGGGCTCGAAGAGGGTGTATTTGAGGTAGAAGTAGATTTAGAAGATATTTCTCTTAATGTAAGTCATTTACTAATCGGTGTAAGACTACCGCATGTAAAGGATCAAACACTTACTGCCCTCGGATCAGTCAACAATACAATCGACCTTGCCGCGATTACTGGAACTAATGAACTTTCTACGCCATTCACTGTTATTAATAGTCAAACTTTCAATGTGCCGTCCGGCGATGTCCCCGATAATCTTTTTGGTTATATGACAAATGCCATAGAATCCATGGAACTTGTATTAGGAAGCGACAGAACTGGCTTTATAAAGGGTGCGTCAGCCAAAATTGGCACATGCGAAAATTTCACCCTTGTTAATAGCGATAAAAACTCCGCGCATTACATTGTTCCTTTAGCTGAAAAAGCATTTGATACATCTGGGGTTGCTTTCTCAAAGAATAATCATAAAAAATTACTTGTTAATCTTAATAAATATATATTTAAGACCACTGGTGTAACCCCTAATTCGTTGTCTAATAGTGGACTTACTACCAAAGCTATAATTTCAGTAACGGCGTGTGGCACTAAAGTTCAGTCCGTGGTTGGAGGATCCATGTCATTTATGTAAATTACAATTACAATTAAATTAAAAGTACCAGGAACTAATTTAAATTTTATTACGTATTAAATTTAAAATTATTTTCTTTTATATATTTAAATAAATACAATATGTCTGGAGCTGTAGCCGCTCATGCTGCTTATAACGGAAGTGGTACCCAGGGTCTCGCCGTTACCAACAAGATTCAGGATCAGGAAGGCGATGTAATGTCGGTCTTCTGGAACAAGAACGATACTACTCGCCAGCTACTTCATGGTGCCGCTTTCATTGATATTCCAACCAGTGGTAACGGTGGTACTACCACATACGGTGGTAACCAGATTTTCACCGTAAATAACGACATCGATGCTATTGGAGAACTTTTTCTACAGATTACCGCTACAGCCGGCAGTTCGCAAGCGGCGTCGAAGGTAAGTGACCTTGCTGGTCTTATTAAACGCATAGAGTTTCACGTGGGTACTCAGATTTGGCATACTCTCGAAAAGGAAGACATCGCCGCTCTAAATAGCACTGAAATGCCCGAGGGCGTGTACAGCGCGGCCGCGCGGTCGCTATACGGTTCTTATGACGGCGGCGGAAAAAAGAACCCTACGGCCCAGAGAAACACAACGTCGACCTACAGCACGCGCGACCTCGTGGCTGGAGCGACTATATCAGGTGTTCTTAGAATCCCCACTGTTTCGCGTAAAGTTTGTCCTTCGATGTCCAAGTTTACCAATGTTGTAGAAAATGCTTATTTAGTCGCAGCGGCCCCTCATCAGACAGTTAAAATCAAGGTTTACTTAGAAAAAACCAGTGTAGCGAGCACCAACGTTTGGAATCTCTCTTCCGGGGAAGCGCTACCAACATTAGAACTTAAACTTTTCGGTCAGCATTTAATCATGTGTAACGAGGAGCGCGAACAGATGAAGGCCATGTCGATGGGTCTACCAAAGAGACTTAAGATGTCTCAGAATGTTACTCAAATGATTTCCGCCGGCACCTCGACCACCATTGACTTAGATCACTTTTCTCTATACGCATCTCATTTAGTTATTACCGCCTTTGGCGCGCCAAGCGATGGCTATACCTTTACGGACGCCATTACCGATGTTGAATTAAAGTTAAATTCGTCTTCTTTCGCGGGTACTCTATCGGCGCCTCTTCTTCAGGGTCCAATGTCTGACATGTTGGGCCTTCACTTTAATGCCCATACTACGAGCGTCCGGCAGGGCGGAAGCGTAAAAGAATCATTAGAAGGTGATTATTCCACATACGTTTTCCCACTTGCCTCGCGGGCCTATTCGGGTTCGGGTGTACCATTGAACCGCTTCGATAACATTCGTTTGACGGTAACTCCGGGCTCGGCCGTTCAAAAGATTGTTGTAA